GGCGACCTTGGCAACATTCGGAAGTGGCCCGCCATGACTAGCCCGAGCGGATGCCCGGACCCCGCCACGCACGGCAGAGCTTCGCTTTCGCCGGATCGCGCCAGCCGGTTCGGGCAACGCTTGCCCTACCGGGGCGGCTTGCGCCGCCCTCGCGCCGCCGAGGATCACCCTCGCGGCGGCCACGTCGCGGTCGTGGACCGTCCCGCAGCCATCACAGGCCCACTCCCGCACGGAGAGGGGCAATCTCGCGCCGACGTGGCCGCAGTCCGGGCAGACACCCGTGCTGCGCGCGAAGCGGCCGTGGACATGCCACGACCTCCCCGCCCATTCGGCCTTGTAGCGAAGGATGCGGAGCATCCCGCCCAACCCGGCATCGGCCAGAGAACCGGCCATCCGGGTTCGCATCATGCCGCGAAGGCTCAAGTCCTCCACGGCGAAGCCTTCGTAGGTGTCCACAAGCTCGCGCGTGACCTTGTGGACGTGATCGCGCCGGGCGTTGGCGACGGCGCGGTGGGCGCGGGCGAGCCGCGCCACGGTGCGGCGCCGGTTCACGCTGCCCTTCCGGCGACGGTCGCGCTCTCGGTTCAGCCGCCGAATGCGTTTCGCAGCCTTCCGGGCANNNCCGGAGGCAGCGTCGGCGTGGCGTAGGTCTTGGGCGGCGCCTCGAACTGGATCGAGACGTGCCAGCCGTCCGGCTCCTGCGTCACCGCGACCTGCTTGAGATCGGCGCCTTCGGGCAGCGCGAGGCCGCGCACGCGGAGCCAGCCGATCTTGGGCAGGCGGATGCGGCCCGGTTCCACCCGGACCTCGCGCCCGACGAAGGAGAGGCTGTCGGCGCGGTCGGAACGGCGCTTGAAGCGAGGGAAGCCGCGCCGGGCAGCGCCCTTGCTCTTGGCGCAGTCCTTGAGGGCGCGGTCGAGACGCTGGACCGTCATCTGCGCTGCCCGGTGCGGCAGCCCGGCCAGTCGCTCGTCCTCCTTGAGCAGCTTCGGCAGGCGGGCCGACATCTCGGCGTAGAACACGAACTTGCCTTCGGCCTTGTAGCGGGCCGCGCTCTCCGCGAGGAACAGGTTCCATACCGCGCGGCACTGCCCGCCGATGCGGGCCACGGCCTTGAGGCCGCCGCCGTAGAGCCGCCCCTTGGCGCCCTGCATGACGGGCGNACGGCGCCAGCAACTCCCGCAGCCGCAGGCGCCCGGCGCGGCCGATCAGGCAGCGGGCGATGCGGTCTGGCACGTCCGCCTCGCGGGCGTTCCAGCGGAACTCGTGCTCGGAGGCGTAGCGGTGCAGATGCTTGGCGCTGACCTGATGCCACACGCCGACCACGGCGCGCTTGAACATGCCGAAGAAGCCCTCGGCGGTGTTCGTGTGGACGCGGATATCGCCCTCGGTGCGGGCATACTCGCCCGCCGAGTGCGTGACTCGATGGTGCGCCTCCATCTTGCGGCCGATCCAGCGGTAGGTCGGCAACTCGTCGGTGAGCAGGATCGCCCCGCCCTTGCCCGTCCAGCCCCACAGGGCGGGCGCGATGGCCGCGCCGGACGCGGATGGCACGGCGAGAGTGCGGGCCTCGCCACCGCGCTCGACGGCGGCGAACAGCATGGGCTTCTTGGTGCCGCGCCCACGCTTCTCGGGCCGGGGCGCCGACTTCGGCAGGTTGGCGGCCTTGCCGCCGACATAGGTTTCGTCGGCCTCGACCAGTCCGGAGAGGATCGGCTTCTCGCCCGAGGCGAGCATGGCCCGGATGCGGTGCCCGAGATGCCATGCGGTGCGATACTGGACGCCCAACTGCTCGCCCAACTTCACGGCGCTGATGCCCTTGGACGAGGCGAGGATCAGATACATCGCCAGATACCAGACGTGCAGCGGCAGGTGCGTGCCGTGCATCGGCGTCCCCGCCGTGACGCTGAACTGCTTGCCGCAGGGGCGGCACCGCCAGAACCCGGCCCGCCCTTCGACCGGGATCGCCTCGTTGATGCTCCCGCAACGGTCGCACACCGGGCCGTCCGGCCAGCGCACGCTTTCAAGGTGCGCGCGGCAGGCTTCGTCGGTGGCGAACTTCCGCATGAAGGAGCGAAGCTTCATAGGGCTTTAGTAGCGCATCCCATGATCGAAAGCAATAGGAGCCGCCACGAATGATCGCGTCCTCGAAGGCCGAGGAGAAGGTCAGGCCGAGCTCGCGCGCCACGTCGCGCGCCCGCTCCGCGCCCTCCTCCACCCGCCGCTCGGCGCGCTCCAGCTCCTCCAGCGCGGCGGTCGCCTCCCGGCGGATGGTCTCGTCGGGCAGCGGGTGGCCGATGCGCTTGGCGCGCTCCACCAGCCGGCCCAGCGTCTCGATCCGCCGCTGGTAGCGTTCGTAGGCGGTCTCGTTCTGCTGGATGAGCCGCTCGCGCTCGCGGAGCACCTCGTTCAGCTCGCGCTCGGCGTCGCGGTTCTCCCGCGTGCTGGCGGTCGCACCCCGCTGGCTGGCGGTGAGGCGCTGCAGCGCCTCGTCGCGCTCGCGCGTGGCGGCGGCGGCCAGGCGCTGGCCCTCGGCGGCGTCGATCGCGCCGGCCTGCTCGGCCTCGCGGATGCGGGCGAGGCGGGCCTGGAACTCGCGCTCGATGCGCAGGCGGGCGTCGAGGCTCTCCTGCAGCCGGGCGATGTCCTCGGCCGCGCGCTGGCGGCGGAGTGCGGCCTCATTGCCGCCGCCGGCGCGGCTGTCGGGGTTGAGGATCTGCCGGGCGCGCTCCTCGGCGGTGCGCGCCTCGGCCTCCAGGGCGGCGATCTCGCGCTGCACCTCGTCGAGCTGCTGGCGGATCTCCCCGATCAGGCCGGTGCGGGTGACGCCGGCCTGCTCGCGCGCCACGCCCACCGCCCCGCGCTGGATGCTGCCGCGGCGGGGCTGGTAGGAGAGCGCCGCCTGGCCGGCGGCCTCGGCCTCGAGCTCCGCGAGGCGCCGCTGCAGCGCGTCGCGGTTCTGCTCCAGGCTGGCGCGCCGCTCGGCTAGTGGTTTGATCGACGTTGATGATTCCCATGGTGGCCTGGACCTGCGAGTCTGGGCGCCTGAGGGAAGGCGTTGAGGTCCGGCTCCGGCCGGGCGACCGGGAGCGGCTCGAAGGTGTAGTCTCCGACCGCAAGAGCCCGCAGCACCACGTCTGGCGGGCTCGGATCGTGCTGATGACGGCGGACGGCGCGGGCACGATGGCGATCCGCGCGGCGACCGGGAAGGGCAAGCCGACGATCTGGCGCTGGCAGGCGCGCTACATGCGGGACGGCGCAGACGGGCTGTTCCGCGACGCTCCGCGAGGCCGCGCCTTCGCCGCCGCCTCGCCCGAGCACGTCGCCGCCGTCGTCGAGCGCACCCTGCACGAGGACCCGCCCGCGGCGACGCACTGGACGTTGCGCTCGATGGCCAAGGCGAGCGGGCTGGCGCCGTCCACCATCCACCGCATCTGGCGCGAGCACGGGCTGAAGCCGCACCGGGTGGAGACTTTCAAGCTCTCGAACGACCCGAAGTTCGTCGAGAAGGTCCGCGACATCGTCGGCCTCTACGTCGACCCGCCCGAGCACGCCCTGGTGCTGTCCGTGGACGAGAAGAGCCAGATCCAGGCGCTCGACCGCACCCAGCCGGGGCTGCCGATGAAGCGTGGCCGGGGTGCCACCATGACGCACGACTACAAGCGGCACGGCACCACGACGCTGTTCGCCGCGCTCGACGTGAAGGCGGGCACCGTCATCAGCCAGTGCATGCTCCGCCACCGCACCGCCGAGTTCATCCGCTTCCTGCGGCTGATCGACAAGCAGGCCCCGGCCGAGCTCGACCTGCACCTGATCCTCGACAACTACGCCGCCCACAAGACCGACGCCGTGAAGCGCTGGCTGGCCAGGCATCCGCGCTTCCACGTCCACTTCACGCCGACCTCGGCCTCCTGGATCACCGCTGTCGAGGGCCTGTTCGCCACCCTGACCAAGCGACGCTTGAAGCGCGGCGTCTTCCGCTCCGTCATCGAGCTGAACCAGGCCATCCGGGACTACCTCGACGCCCACAACGCCGACCCAAAGCCCTTCCGCTGGACCGCTCCCGCTGACACCATCATCCACAAGCACCAGCGCGGGAAACGTCTGCTGGAATCACTCCACTAGGCTGGCGCCGGTCATGACGCGGTTGATGGCGTCCGCCACCCTGGACAGGGCGGGGGCGACCTGCGCCAGGAGGTTCCTGGCCAGCGACGAGAAGGCACGCTCCAGCGCCGCGATCTTGTCGGACGCCTCGTCGGCCTTGGCGATGAGGTCGGCGTCGGCGATGGCGCCGAAGCGGAGCGCCTCGGCGGTGAGGCGTTCCAGCCCGTCGCGCCCCTGCAGCAGGAAGGGGATCATGCGCTGGCCCAGCCGGTCGCCGAAGACGGCCGTGGCGGCGGCGGTGCGCTCGGCGGGATCGGTGAGGCCGGCGATGCGCTCCGCAAGCTCGGCCAGGACGGCCTCGGTCGCGCGGGCGTTGCCCGAGGCGTCCCGGAAGCTGATGCCGAGGCGGGTGAAGGCCTGCTGCGCCGCCTGCTCGCCCACCGCGGCGTCAGCGATGCGGCGCGTCAGCGCCTGGAGGCTGCGCAGCAACTCCTCGTTGGAGAGGCCGACCTGGGTCGCGGCATAGACAAAGGTCTGCAGCGCATCGGTGGAGACACCGGCGGCGTCGGCCAGCTCGCCGAGGCCACCGACCGCATCGACCGCACCCCGCACCATCGCCGCGATGCCGCCGAGGACAGGCCGGCGAGCACCGGGCCGACGCGCTTTCCCTATCTGATGGTCTACGAGCCGGAGCAGAGTCTGCCGCGCATTCTGCGCGTCCTGCATGCCTCGCGGGACCTCGCGGTGCTGCTGGCGGACCTGTCGGGCGAGGGGCTCTGATCAAGCATAGACCGTCCCCGCCTGATCATTCCGCAGCACTGCGGTCATCATCCGCGTCGCCGCGGCGTTGAAGGCCGCGCGAAAGTCGAAGGTGGCCTCCACCCCCGCCGGGCCTTCGTTCGGGGTCCTGGCCAGCGCCAGGTAGACCTCGTGCAGGGTGAAGGTCAGGCTGCGGTTCGCGTTGAGCGTGTAGGCGAACTCGAAGGAGGAGGCGGTGCCGTCCTGCGTCTGCGTCAGCAGCGTGGTGCTCTCGAAGCGCACGGTGATCTGCCCGGTGGCGCGGGTCACGCCCGGATCTACGCCCTCCACGCGCCGGTCGGCGCGAATGGTGCGCACGAGCTCCATCCCGTTCGCATAGGTGAACCGCGCGCCGGTGACCTGGGCGAGCGGCGAGCCGTTGCGGCTGATGCTCCCCTGCGCCTTGTTGAACAGCGTCAGCGCGTGGCTGGTCGGCGTGCCCGCGCCGCTCGCCCCGCTGCGCGTCGAGCCCTGGCCCATCAGGCCGAGCGTTGCGGTGGCTGGTCCGGTCGGCGAGAAGTCCAGTTCCAGCGTGTCGGCGCGCACGCTCGCGCAGATATCGAAGCTCGGCACATCGGGATAGGCGATCTCGATGCTGTTCGACGGCAGCGCGGCCGCGCCGGATGCGAAGGTGTGGATGAAGTTCGGCGTGGTGCCGGTGGTGATCGGCGGCCCGAGCAGCAGCCGCAGCCAGTGGCCGATATTGACCAGATCGACCGGCACCACCGCCTGGCCGCGGACGATCACGCTGTCGAGGAAGGGTGCCGCGGGATCGCGGTTGGCGCCCACGCCAATGATGTCGTTGTCGAGCAGCGGCTGCTCGGCGCCGAGGTCGATGGAGAGGAAGGGCATGCGGCGCCAATTGCCGCCGGGCGCGGTCCCGTAGACCGTCTCGGGGAAGGTGTGGACGCGGCAATTCGCGCCGATGGCACGGGGCATCGCGGGTCTCCGGGATCAGGATCGGCAGGGGTCAGGCCAGGGGCGAGCCGGCCACGGTGAAGAACAGCGCCACGGGCAGGCGCGCGGCGCAGGCCGCGGCAGCGCCCTCGAACTCGACATCCTCGAACTCCGCCGCGCCGGGCTGGGCCCATTCCGCCGTGCCGCCGAGGGTGCGGTCGGCGGTGACGGTGGCGGCGATGTCCATGAGCAGCGCGTCGAGCAGATGGGTGCGGGCGGCGGGCGTCGCGCCGGCAACGGTGACATCCATCTCGGCGCGATGCTCGATCGCGTAGGAGAGCGGCGAGAGGATCGGGGTCTGCTCCATGGTCTCGCCGTCGTGCAGGATGACCAGCCCGCCGGGCGGGATGCGCTGCGGCACGGTCTCGCCGCGCAGCACCAGGGGCGCGGGATTGCGGAGGGCCAGCACCGTCTGCAACCGGGCGTGCAGCGCCGCGATGGCGGTCTCGCGCGTGCTCATGCGGCGATCCTCCCGCTCTCGCGCGCCCAGGCCGCGACGAAGCGTCCCGGCAGGCGCCGCAGCGCGCGCTCGGCCGCCCCCTGCACGTTGAGCCGCCTGGCGAGCCTGACCTGCGGCAGCAGGAGGAACATCGGCACGAAGCCCTGGGCGTGCAGCGCCTGCTGCCACGCCGCCGCCCCCTTGCGGCGGGAGGTGGCGACCGGCACGAGCCCGCCGGCGATCAGCGGCGCGCGGCCTCTGCCGGACCGCTCGCCCTGCCGCACCGGGAGGCACCAGACGAAGCCCCGCCCGGACGTGAAGGGCCGCAGGAACCCCTGCCTCGAGGCGACCATCTGCGCCGGACTGACCTGGGCCTTGGCGCCGCGCCGCCCGCCCTGCCGGTTGAAGCCGGTCGGGATGGCCAGGAACTTCCCTCCGCCCTTGGGACGGATCAGCGCGCCGCGCTCGAAGGCGTCGATGGACATTCGGGACTTTCGTCCAGACCAGCCCGGCCGGCCGCAGCGACTCCCCCGAGGTCGGAAACACCCGCGCGCGCCAGACGTTCGCCACCCCGCGCGCGTTGCCGCCAAAGGCCGCCATCACCTGCTGCCGCAGCTCCTGCTTGACCTGCTCCGTCTCGGCGCGGATCGCGGCCATCGCCGCGCGCTCCCCGGCGCGCACCTCCTCGGCCAGCAGCCGGCGCAGATCGCCGGTGAGCCTGGCGGTGAGCCTCACGGCGCGGGCCCGCCCGGCGGCAGGCCGCTGCGGTGGCGCAGGATCGCCACCGCGAGGTCGTGCAGCGCCGCCTGGCCGAGATAGCCGAACACGAAGGCGAACAGGAACCGCCCGTACTCGTTGAAATCGAGGAAGCCTCCGAGCGCATAGCCGGCGCTGCCGACCAGCGCGGCGGAGGGCACCTCCCAGGCCAGGCACCAGCCGAGGCGTCGCCGCTCGGGGTGGTTCCAGCGCACGAAGCCCCCGGCGAGGCCGGCGGCGGCGCCCATGGCGAGCTCGACCGCCACGACCCAGAGGCTCGGGCTGTTCTGCGGCATGGCGGTTGTCCTATCGCTGGCAGAGCACGCGCCAGGCGGTGCCGGTGGCGTCGCGCTCGGCCGCCGTGACGGTGAGCAGCGCGGCGCCGAGGGCGAAGCTGTCGCCGGGGGCGAGGTCGGGCAGGGCGGCGATAGCGACGGAGAGCACGTCGGTCGCCTGGAGCAGGCCGCTGTCGAAGGCGCCGGCGACGCGATCGGGCGAGGACCGCAGCACGCGCACCGGCACCGGCGGCCCGCTGCCGCCCTGGCGGTAGATCGCCGCCGCGCCGAGATGGGGATCGGCGAGCAGCGCCGCCATGGCGGCGGTGAAGGCGGTCATGCGCCTGCCGCCGGCACGCGGGCGAGCATGACGCGCAGGGTGGGATCGGCGCCGGCGGCGGTGACGGTGCACAGCCCGACCTGGAAGTTGCCGCTGGCGGTGGTGGTGATGCGGCGGTTGGTGTTGTCCCAGAACACCCGCGCGCCTTGGGTGATGGCCAGCGCGGGTTCCTTGGGGAATTCGAACTCGCCGCGGGTTTCGCATTCGACCAGCGTGTTCTGCGCAGCGTCGGAGGCCGCCACGCCGAAGAAGGCGCCGACCAGCAGGCCCTGGCCGGCGAGGATGCCGTCCGCGTAGGGCACCAGCATCGGGATGGAGCGCGCGTCGGGACGAAGGCAGTTGCGCATCGGGAGGGTCTCCTCAAGAACGTGGAGCGGCGAGACGAGGGCGCGGGGCCGTTGCCGCGGCCGGCCCTCGCGTGTACACTTCATGTGATCACGGAGGGGTGCATGCCTGACGAAGCCAAGGTGAGCGTGCGCGAGTTGCGCGGCCGGCTTTCCGAACACCTACGGAGCGTGCAACGCGGGCAGTCGGTGCTCGTCACCTCGCATGGGGAGCCGGTGGCCCGCCTGGTGCCGGTGGAGCGCCCGGCCGCTGCGCCGCGGCCGTTCGGCTTCATGAAGGGGCGGATCCGCATGGCGCCGGATTTCCGGGAAACGCCGCCTGACGTCCTGGCCGCGATGGAGGCCGATCCCTTCCCGCCGCGTCGCCGCGGCCCGGCCGCGTGAGGCTGCTGCTCGACACCCATGTGCTGCTGTGGTTCGCGGCCGGCGACGATCAGCTCGGGCGCAAGGCCCGCGAGGCGATCGCCGATCCGGCGAACACGGTGCTGGTCAGCGTCGTCTCCTTCTGGGAGGCGGCGATCAAGGTGCGGATCGGCAAGCTCGATGTCGACGTTTCCGCGCTGATCCGGGACAGCGTGCGCGCCGGCTTCGATCTGCTGGACCTGACGCCCGGGCATGTCGAGCGGCTGCTGGTGCTGCCGGCCTCCGACCGGCATCGTGACCCGTTCGACCAGCTCCTCCTCGCCCAGGCAGCGGCCGAGGACGCTACCTTCGTGACCGATGACGGGCACGCCAGGCGCTATGGCGTGCCCATCCTGCGGTCGAGATGATCACGTCCCCGGGTTGAACCATGCGCCGCGCCAGTCGATGGCGCCGACGCCGAAGTCGAAGATGACGCTGATCTCGACGCCATCGGCGCCCTGGACGGGGCCGGTGGTGACCTGTGGCCCCTCGGCGCCGTTGAGGTAGCCGTAGACATAGACCGGCGAGGCGGCGGGTTCGGAAAACAGATACCAGCGATTCGCCTGGATCAGCGGCTCGACCAGCGGCTGCACGAAGCCCGCGTAGACATTGGCCTGTCCGATCTGCGTGGCCTGCACCGCGACGGTGAGCTGCCGCGCGGCGAGTTCCTGGTTCGGCCCGACCAGCAGGCGCATGGCGTTGCCGATGGCGATCGGCAGGCCGTCGAGCGTGCGCTGGCGCATGATGGCGGCGCGGCCGGCGGCAAGCCCCGCGAGGTCGAGGGCGCTGCCCGCACCCGCCGTGTTCGCCCGCGTCGCCGCGGTGGAGAACACCGGCGCGTTGCCGGTGGCGAGTGTCGGCCCGTCGCCGTTGGCGGCGTTGAGCAGGTTGTAGGCGGTGGCGTTCTCGAAATCCGCCACGCGCCGGCCGATGGCGGCTGCGAGCAGCGCGGGGAAGTCGGAGCTGGTGTGGAAGGCGCGCTCGGCGAGCAGCGTCGGGTTGCGCGGCACGCTGCGTTCGCCGCGGGCGCGCAGCAGCTCGCCGATCATGTCGAACGGGCGCCAGCCGAGGAACTCGGCGTGGCGGCCGCTCCCCTGCGGCTGGTAGCCCGGCATGGCGCGGGCGGCGATGGCATGCTGCTCGTAGCGCAGCGCGATGACGGCCTCGATCCAGTCCTGCATGCGCCTGGCGGCCTCGACCGCCTCGCGTGCTTCGGCCTGGAGAAGGGCAAGGTGCTCGGCCGGCAGCGGGATGATGTCGCCCACCGGCAGGTGGCGCAGGCTGTCGAGACCGGGCCGGTTGGGGCGGAGCGCGTCCATCAGGCGGCCTCCGCCAGGATCTGCGGCAGCAGGGGGGCGCCGGCGCGGCGCGGACGGCGACGGGCGATCATGAGGTATTCGAAATCCTCCACACCGCGGCGGCGCTGCACGAGGTGCGCGAGGCCCTGATCGCAGAGCGCCCAGGCGCGACCGGCGAGGCGGGCCAGAGCCAGCCGATCAGCCGGGCTGAGCAGACCAAGCTGCGGACAGAGGCTGCGGGCCAGGGCGCCGCGGAAATAGACGATCGCGTCACCAGGCGCGGCCGCGCCGAGCCAGCGGCAGAGCGCGGCCTCGGTGAGGGGCGGAGCGGGGCTCCAGGCGGGCGACGCCGCGGCCGGCGCCGGGGAGGCGATGCTATTCATACCAGGCCCTACGCAGCGGCAACCCGATCCGTCTCACGCCGCCGCGGCGATACCGGCCGCGAGCAGACGCAGCCGCAGTTCGGCGATGCGGCGATAGAAGGTGGCGCGGGAGGCGCCGGCGGCGGCGATCGCGTCGGATGGCGAGGCGGCGAAGAGGGCGGCGCAGAGCGCGCGGTCGCGTGGCGCGATGACAGAGGCCGCGCGCTCGAGGGCGAGCCGGCGCTCCAGCGCGGCGATCGCATCGCCGGGCTGGCCCCAGCAGGGGCCGAGCCCGGCGGCCTCGGGCAGCACCTCCGCCAGCGTCAGCGTCTCGTCGCCACAGGCGCCCGAGCGGCCGACCACGACCTGGTCGAAGCCGGTCGGGTTCTGGCGTTGCCGCTCCCGCCGCGCATGCCGGGCAAGGCGCTGGCCGCGGTGCCGGAAGCACAGGGTCGCGAAGGCCTCCAGGCTGCCGCGCGCGGGGTCGAAGGCGCCGAGCCGGCCGAGCAGGTCCAGCATCATCTCCTGCTCGACATCCTCGCGGTCATGTCCCGCCAGGCGGGCCAGGCGCAGGGTGCGGCGCGCCTCGCGGCGGAGGATGGGACGCAGGCGGTTGAAGTCGCTCAGGGTGAGGCTGGCTGGCATGGCGGCTCCGGAGGAGGTGTGACCCCTGCATGCAAGCAGAGGCCGTCTTGCCGGACGGAGGCGGAAAGGGGCGCAAAGGGGCGCAAATGCCCCGCGGCATTTCCGCCCCGTCGAAAACTCCGCCTTTTCTGCTCCTTTGCCGCACTTGGGGCACCATCATCCTTGCCGATTTCCGCCCCGACCGTTGCGCCCGCGTGGCTGTGGATTGCGGGGAGAGAGGAACGAACAAAGAGCATAGCCATTGACGAAAAGGTCAATGATCCGCCAGCCTCCACCCATGCCCATCGCCGTACGATACGCCTATGACCCGGCCACCGGCGCCCCGCGCCGCCTGTCCAGCACAGCCCTATGGGCGGTCGCCGCCGCGCTGCGGCGCCAGCTCCGCCTCGCGGTCGGGGCCGTGCCGGTCACCGCGGAGGCCCTGCTCGCGGCCGCGCAGGAACTGCTGGCGAATGGCCGGCTGGTGCGGGTGAGCTGGGATCTCTCCCGCCCTGTGCATGACCCTACGGGTCGGCCCGTGCTCGGCGTCTGCGAAACCGATCCCGACCTGCCCGGCACCGCGCTGGTGTCGGTCAATGCCTGCATGACCGCGGGGCGCCCCGACCTCGCGCTCAGCACGGCGGCGCATGAGCTCGGGCATGTGGTGTTCGACGTGCCGGCCGCGCTCGGCGAGGCCGGGCGGCGGTTCCGCGCCGTCACCGCCGATCCGGACGCGTTGCGGGACGGTGCGAGCGCGCTGGCCAAGTGGCGGGCCAACGAGTTCATGGGTGCGCTGCTGGCGCCCCCGGTGCCGCTGCAGCTGCGGCTGCTGCTGCATGCCCGAGCCGAGGGCCTGCGCACCGTCCACGCGGCGCATCACGGCCGACAGGGCTCGCGCATCCTGGCCTCCGGCAACCCGCCGGAGGCGGTGGCCGGCGTGATCGCCGCGCTGGCCGGCGATTTCGGCGTGTCGGAGAGCTTCATCCACGTCCGGCTCGAACGCTACCGGCTGGTCGAGGGAGGGCTGGCCCGGTGAGCTTCGGGTCGGTGGTGCGCGAGAAGCGCCAGGCGCTGGCGATCAGCCTGAACGACTTTGCCGAGCGGCTCGGCGTGTCGCCCGCCTACTGGTCGCGCATCGAGCGCGACCAGGAGAAGCCGCCGCGCGACGAGTTGATCGAGAAGGCGGCCGCCATCCTCGGCGTGCGGCTCGACGACCTGTTCATCGAGGCCGAGCGCCTGCCCCCCGACATGCGCAAGGACATGGCAGGCGTGGTGCAGGCCTATCGCCGCCTGCGCGCCGTCCGCCGGGGGTGAGCCGTGCCGGGTCAGGTGCTGCGCAAGCCCTGCTACGGGCTGGCCGAGATCTGTGCCCGCTGGGCTGTGAGCGAGGCCGACTTAGTGCATTTCGTGATCGCCGGCGAACTCGCGCTCTCCGTCGTGGTGGTCCGACTGCCGGTCGAGGAGGGGCTGATCGAGGAGGTCGAGCAGGGCCGTTTCGCCCACCTGCCCGATCGCGTGCACAGCGTCACCGGCACGCTCGATCTCCGCTCCCCTGATGCCTGGGAGGTGCTGACGGCGGGCCGCTGCGCCGTGCGCTCGTTCCAGGCGGCGGAGGGGCGGTATCGCGCGCTGCAGGCCGCAGGCGATGCGGCGCCGGAGCTGCTTGTGGCGCGGGAGCGGCTGGTCATCCGCCACGACGAGGTGGTGCGGTTCGAGGCGGCGCAGGCGGCCTATGCCGCCTCGCCAGCCCCTGCCATGGCCGAGGTGAAGGGCCGCGGCGCACCGTCGCGCTACGATTGGGATGCGTTCTGGTGCGAGGCGGCGGTGCTGCTGCAGATCGAGGGCATGCCCGCCACCCAGGCGGCGCTGGTGCGCCGGATGGAGCGCTGGTTCGCCGAGCGCGGCGAGTTCCCCGACCAGCGCACGATCAAGCGCAAGGTGGGGCTGCTCTGGCGGCGGCATGCCGAGGCGCTGGCCCGTCTACCCGGCTGAGACGCCTCAGCGCCGCCGCGCGTAGGACCAGGTATGCGTGCCAGCCTGGTCCCGGTGAACACCCACCTCCCGCCCCAGCTCCGCGAGGTGTGCGACCTCCTCGCCCGCGGCCTGCTGCGGCTGCGCAGCCGCGCTACCGAGGAACTCGCGCGCGACGCCGAGGAGGCTCGGGAGCCGGGAGAGGTTCGCCTACACTCCACCGCCCGGCAGCGCCGTCATGCGAACCCCAGGAGAGAGGGAGTCGCATGACCCGACGATCCACAACCCAACGCCGGCAGCTGTCTGCAGCGCCGCCGGCGCCCACCGTCCCGAAGATCCCGCCCGCTCAGGTCCTGCCGCGCCTGGCGGCGCTGCAGACCGCCACGGCCGCCGAGCTGAAGGAGCAGTGGCGGGCCCTGTTCGGCAAGGAGCCGCCGCCCTTCAATCGGCCCTACCTAGTCAGTCGGCTGGCCTACCGCATCCAGGAACTGGCCTATGGCGGGCTGAAGCCGGAGACGCGGGCACGGCTCGAGGCGCTGGGTGAGCAGCTTGACGGCGGCAATGTCGTGCTGCGACGGGTCCGCGCCGACAGCCGGCCGCTGCCGGGGACGCGGCTCATCCGCGAGTACGACGGCGTGCAGCATGTCGTCACGGTGCGCGCGAACGACTTCGAGTACGAGGGCCGACCCTATCGGTCGCTTTCCGCCATCGCTCGGCACATCACCGGCACGCGCTGGAATGGCTGGGTGTTCTTCGGGCTCCGCCAGCCGGGAGCCGGCGCATGAGGGGCCGGAAGCCTGCGGCGGAGGTGATGCCCGCCTCGGTGAAGAAGCTCCGCTGCGCGGTCTACACGCGGAAGAGCACGGACGAGGGGCTGGACAAGGAGTTCAACACCCTCGACGCCCAGCGCGAGGCCTGCGAGGCGTATGTTGCCAGCCAGCGCGCCGAAGGCTGGGTGCTGGTCCGCGATCGCTATGACGACGGCGGATTCTCCGGTGGCACGCTGGAGCGGCCGGCGCTGAAGCGCTGCTCGCCGACATCGAGGCCGGGCTGGTCGACGTCATCGTCGTCTACAAGATCGATCGCCTGTCCCGCTCGCTGATGGACTTCGCCANACCAGCATGGGGCGGCTGACGCTGAACATCCTGCTGAGCTTCGCGCAGTTCGAGCGTGAGGTGATCGGGGAGCGCATCCGCGACAAGGTCGCTGCCTCCAAGGCGCGCGGCATGTGGATGGGGGGGAAGGTGCCGCTCGGGTACGATGTCGCCAACCGCAAGCTGGTCGTGAACGAGGCCGAAGCGGCGCGGGTGCGGCGGGTGTTCGCGCTGTTCGTCGAGACCGGCTCCGGCGTCGAGACGGTCCGCAGGCTCCAGGCGGAGGAGATCACCGCCAAGTCCGGCCGGCCGCTCGACAAGGGCGACGTGTACAAGATCCTGAACCTGCGGACCTACCTGGGCGAGGTCACGCGCAGGGGGAATGTCTACCGCGGCGAGCACCAGGCCATCGTGCCGCGGGAGCTGTGGGACCGGGCGCATGCCGTCCTGCAGGTCAGCCCGCGCAGCCGTGCGGCGCAGAACCGGCAGCGGCCGCCGGCGCTGCTCAGGGGGCTGATCTTTGGGATGGACGGGCGGGCACTGTCGCCGACGCATTGCGTGAAGAAGGGACGGCAGTACCGCTACTACGTGGCGCAGCGCGTGCTGAAGGGCAACGCTGCTGGAGACGACAGCATCGTGCGGCGCGTCTCGGCAGCTGAGATCGAGGGCGCCGTGATCGCCCAGCTCCGCGCGCTGCTGCGGCAGCCGGAGATCGTGGTCGGCATCTGGCTCGCGGCGCGGCGGGATGCCCCTGACCTGACCGAACGGGAGGTGCGTGACGCGCTGCACCGGCTCGATCCGCTCTGGGACGAGTTGTTCCCCGCCGAGCAGGCACGCATCGTCCAGGCGCTGGTCGAGCGCGTCACCATCGGGCCCGACGGCGCCGATATTCGCCTGCGCGTCGAGGGGCTGGCGGGGCTGGTGCATGACCTCGGCGCCATGGCGCCCGCCACGCGGAGGGCGGCATGAACGCCCCCGCCGGCATCACGGTCTGCGTGCCGCTGAGGATCCGCCGGCGACCCGGACGGAAGACCGTGGTCCAGCCGGTCCCGCCTGCCGGCGCCGACACCGCCATCCCCACCCGCGCCGACCCGGCGCTGGTCAAGGCGCTGGCCAGGGCATTCCGGTACCAGCGCCTGCTCGACCAGGAACGCTACGCCTCCATCAGCGAGATGGCGAAGGGGGAGAAGATCGACCGGGGGTATCTGGGGCGGCTGCTGCGGCTTGCCGTCCTCGCCCCGGATATCGTCGAGGGGCTACTCGATGGCCGCCATGGCGACGACGCGGACCTCGCCCGACTCATGGAGCCGCTGCCGAGCGTGTGGGGCGAACAGCGCGCCGAACTCTGTTCCTCCAGGCTGCCCAGAGAGTGCGGCGGACACCACAACTATCTCCAGATCTCCAGCCTGTAGATTTTCGCTTGACCGGCCGGATACCGCCCGCGTAATCAACAATTGCCTCCGGATGGAGGCTGTGAAGAACCCTGGGAAGCGGTTCTGGTGAGACCAGCTGCCGGAGGCAGCATTTTTGGTTGCGTCGTCAACGCGGGCGCGGCCAAAGTGCACCTGTTGCAGCGCAGGCACCGGGATCGGTTCTCTTCGGATGGAGAAACCGGTCGTGACATCAAAAAAGCTGATCATCAAGTTCGAGGAGGCGGCGGAGCAAGTTCATGGCTCCGTTCGGCGCATTGTGGGCTTCGTCCAGGCCAAGAGCCTGCTTGGCCTCTTCGATGCCGTGGACCTAGAGGCCAATCCCCGTTCCGCAAAATGGGGGCAGGTCACGGAGGCAATCGTCGAGAGCATCACGCGCGATCCCGACATCTTCCCCTTCAAGACCAAGGGCATCCTGGTTGGTTCCTCCGAATACCAGGCCCTGGAGCGTAAACGTTACGAGCTCCGCTTCAGCGACCCCGCGACGGAGGGCATCCTCGACGGCGGACACAATATGCTTGCGATCGGCACGCATATCGTCTTGACCGCGGTCGGCGACGAGAAGCTTGTCCGGAAGTGCAGGAACTGGGAGGCCTTCAAGGAGGTCTGGCGGCAGAACCGAACGGCGATCGACGCCATCCGCGATGAGCTCAGCTTCCTCGTCCCGCTCGAGATCCTGGTCCCGGCCGACCTCGAGGATGACGCCATCGTCTCCGAGTTCCGTTCCGAGCTTCTCGAGATTTGCGCCGCGCGCAACAACAACGCCGAGCTGACCACAGAAACCAAGTCCAACCAGAAGGGGTTTTACGAGGCGATCAAGGCGGCCCTGCCCGAGCAGGTGGCCAAGCGCATCGAGTGGAAGTCGAACATCGCCGGGGGCGACATCAAGGTCCGCGACATCATCGCGCTCGCGTGGATTCCGCTGTCGCGCATCCCGGATCTGCCCGTGAAGCCGCCCGTGCCACAGAACCTGTACCGCAACAAGGGCGAGTGCGCGAAGCTCTTCGACGATCTCATGAGCCATGAGAGCATCTCCGAGCGCGGTGCGGACAGTCCCACCTACACCTTGAAGAGCGAAGCGGTCCGGAGCGCGATCCAGGTTCTGGGCGACGTGCCGGGTCTCTACGACAAGATCTACAAGGATTTCCCCGACGCCTACAACAAGGCTGGCGGCCATTTCGGCCGTATCGGCATCGTTCGCATGTACGATGCCTCGCGCAGGACGGACAAGAACCGCAAATACATGCGGACCCAGCCGACCACCCACTTCACCGAGCAGGACGTGGAATACAGCTACCCCGACGCGCTGATCATGCCGCTCGTCTGGGGCCTGAGCGCGCTGATGGAGTTCAAGGACGGCAAGGTGCGCTGGCGCGTCGATCCCGCCCGCTTCCTCGACCGCCACCTCGTGGAGATCGCGCGCAACTACAAGCTTGTGCTGGAGATGTCCCGCTTCGACCCGAACAAGCTCGGCAAGAACGAGGCCTCCTACGGCTTCGCGGTGAGCCAGTTCGAAACGGCTCTGCTGAAGGACGGCAAGGCCGCGGCCTGACTCCCAGCGGGCGCGCGGCGCCGCCGCGTCGCGCGCTCATCTCGGCCTGCTCCCCCATCGGATCGGATCTGGACATGATCAGCTTTCTTGACGACCACGCGCCCCGTCGCGTCGCAATCACCCTGCCGGCGGGCTTGCAGTTGCGTGGCCTGCACCTTGGCCAGGGCAATCCACCCCTCGAAGTGCTCGTTCTCGACGCGGCCGCCGAGCCGAAGGCAGCCACCCTGCGGCAGGTCTGGAAAGACCGCCTGGCCGGTCGCGCCACACCGCTTCTCGCCATCGCCTTGCATGGCCACCACGCCAGCCTCTGCGGCCCGGCCGGCGAGGATCCGCCGGTGCGGCGGATCGAGCTCTCTCAGGCCGAACGCCTCTGCGGCCGCGCGCTGGCCGAACTCGACCGACACGCCGCGCTGCGCTTCCTCCACGACGCCTTGCCGAGCCTCGAGACCGAACTGCCCGGCATCCGCAACGAGGGGCTGCTCTCGGACCACGAACTCGCGCGCGGCGCCCGGCTTCGTGAGGATTGGAAGGACGCGGAGGCCCGCGGCGTTCCCGCCCTCGGCGCCACGGGCCTCGAGCTGCTCCGCCGCCTCGGCTTCGGCCTCGAGAGAGCGGACGGCGTCACCCACCTGCTGCGCAGCGGCGCGCGCGACCGCGCCGTAGCCGTGCTGCTCGACGCCGGCGAAACGCCCGAAGCTGCCGCGCCGCGCTTCCAGAACCTCTCCCCCGTCTCCTGGGCGCTCGCCAAGGCCGACCAGCGCAACCTCCCCTACGTCGTGGTGGTGCAGAACGACCGCATCCGGCTCTACCCGGTCGAGCTCGGCATCGGCGTGGGCCGGCGCGGCCGCACCGAGACCTGGATCGAGATGCGCACCGGCCTCATGCGCCAGGACCAGGCGGCGCTGCTGTGGCTCGTCTTCTCGGCCGAGGCCCTGAAGCCCGGCGGCACGCTCGAGGAGCTGCTGGAAAGCTCCAAACGCTTCGCGGCCGACCTCGCGGTTCGGCTGCGCGAGCGGATCTACGACCGGGTGATCCCGGGCCTCGCCACCGGCATCGCCGAGGCGCGTGGCCTTTCCGCCGTTAGCGCGGAAGAGCTTCGCCTCACCTACGCCATGGCGCTCACGTTGCTCTTCCGCCTGCTCTTCATCGCCTATGCGGAGGACCGCGACCTGCTGCCCTTCTCCAGCAACGAGGCCTATCGGCACCGGGCGCTGAAGACGAAGGCGCTGGAACTCGCGGCGAAGACCACGCCTCCCGGCCCCGACGCGCATCTGTGGCAGGAGGTGACCCGGCTGTTCGACGCGGTGCGCCAGGGCGATGCCGCGCTCGGCGTGCCGGCCTATGGCGGGCGGCTGTTCGAGACCGAGCCGGCGATCTACCAGCCGGGCGCGGAGCTCGCCCGCATCAGCCTGCCCGATCGCGTGTTCGAGCCGGCACTGCGCGGCCTGCTGCTCGACGAGGGGCAGGATCTCGCCACTCTCGGCGCCCGCCCAGTGGATTTCCGCAGCCTGCGCGTGCGGGAGTTCGGCACCATCTACGAAGGGCTGCTCGAGTCCGAACTCGCCGTCGCCGACACCGACCTCGCGCTGAAGAAGCAGGGCAACGAGCTCGTCTACGTCCCGGCCCGTCCGAAGGATGCGATCGCGGTGCCCAAGGGCGGGATCTACCTGCACAACCGCTCGGGCGCGCGCAAGGCCTCGGGCAGCTACTTCACCCCCGGCTTCGCCGTGGATCATCTGCTGGACGCGGCGCTGGAACCCGCGCTCAAGGCCCATGCCGAGCGCCTCGCCGCCCTCGACGACGTGGACGCCGCCGAGGCCTTCTTCGACCTGCGCATCGCCGACATCGCCATGGGCAGCGGCCATTTCCTCGTCGCCGCGGTGGACCGGGTGGAGCGCGCGCTCTCCGCCATCCTCGCCGAACGCCCGCTGCCGGGCGTGACGGCGGAGCTCGCGCGGCTGCGCGCCGCGGCGGAGGGCGCGCTGCGCAAACTCGGCCTCGAGGACACGCAGCCGATCGAGGATTCGCAGCTCCTGCGCCGGCTGATCGCGCGGCGCTGCATCTATGGCGTGGACCTCAACCCGCTCGCGGTGGAGCTCGCGCGGCTCTCGCTCTGGATCCACAGTTTCGTGCCCGGCCTGCCGCTCGCCCTGCTCGATCATTCGCTGGTGCACGGCAATGCGCTGGTGGGCATCGCCACCGTCCGCCAGCTCGAGGAGCGCTTCGCCGCCTCCGGCACCGCGCTCTTTCCGGTGGATGCGCAGAGCCTGCTCGGCGAGGCGGCCGAGCCGCTGAACCGCCTGGCGCGGCTGGCCGACGCGACACCGCAGGACATCGCGGCGGGGCGGGAGGCGATGGAGCGGGCGCGGCTGGCGGTGGGGCCGACCAAGGCGCTCTGCGACCTGGTTCTGGCCGAGAGGATCGCGCCGGAGCAGGTCGCCTTCCAGTTCGAGACCTGGCCGCGGGAGCGTGCGCGCATCCAGGCCAACCCGGCGCTGCGCCGCGCGCGCGAGGCGCTGGCGGGGCTGGACGTGCTGCATTTCCCCATCGCCTTCCCGGAGGTGTTCCTGCGCCGCCGCCCGGGCTTCGACGTCATCCTCGGCAACCCGCCGTGGGAGAAGGTGAAGATCGAGGAACACGGCTTCTGGGGCCGGCATTTTCCCGGCTTCCGCGGGCTGCCGCAAAGCGAGCGCGAAGCCCTCCTGCCGAAACTGCGGCAGGAGCGGCCCGATCTCGTCGCCGCCTATGAGCGCGAGGCGGCGCAGGCCGAGCGCGAGCGCGCGGTGCTGGGCGCCGGCTTCTATCCCGGCATGGGCACGGGCGACCCCGACCTCTACAAGGCCTTCGCCTGGCGCTTCTGGCAGTTGGCGGCGGAGGAGGGCGGCAGGATCGGCGTGGTGCTGCCGCGCAGCGCGCTCTCCGCCCAGGGCTCGCAGACGCTGCGGGAGGCCCTGCTCTCCGGCAGCGCGGCGCTGGAGGTGACCACGATCGTCAACAACGCCGGGTGGGTGTTTCCGGAAGTGCACCAGCAGTTCACCATCGCCCTCCTCGCCCTCGCCCGCGGCGCGCCACTGGGCGCAAGCGTCGCGCTGCGCGGCCCCTTCGCCTCCCGCCCCGCCTGGGAGGCGGCGAAAGCGAAGCCCCCGCAGCGTTTCGCGCCCGCCGAGGTGCACGGCTGGACCTCCTCCGCCGCGCTGCCCCTTCTGCCCTCCGACGAAAGCATCGCCGTCTTCGCCCGGCTGCGCGCCGCGCCGCGGCTGGACCTGCGCCAGGCCGGGAGCTGGCGCGCCCGGCCCGACACGGAACTGCACGCGACCAGCGACAAGCCCTTGATGCTCTTCGACCCGCCCTCGACCGAGGGCCTGTGGCCGGTGTTCAAGGGTGAGAGCTTCGACCTCTGGCACAACGACCTCGGCCCCGCCAGCTACTACGCCTGGGCCGAGCCCGCGCCGGTGATGGCGCGGCTGCAGGCGAAGCGGCTGAGGAGCGGGAAATCACGGCGCGATTCGGCGCATGCCGAGTTCCCGCCCGGCCATCGGCGCGACGAGGGGACGCTGCCCTGCCTCGCCCCGCGCATCGTGTTCCGCGACGTCTGCCGCGCGACCGACCGGCGCACGGTGATCGCCGCCCTGGCGCCGGGGCGGGTGTTTCTGACCCACAAAGCGCCGTACTTCCTCTGGCCGGCCGGAGACGAGAAGCACCAAGCCTTCCTGCTCGGTGTGCTCTGCTCCGTGCCGCTGGATTGGTATGCACGGCGTTTCGTCGAAATCAGCCTCACTTACTTCATCCTCAATCCCTTCCCCATCCCCCGCCCGCCGCGGGACGACCGGCATTGGAAGCGCGCCGTGGCGCTGGCCGGCCGCCTCGCCTGCCCCGACGCGCGCTTCGCCGACTGGGCCAAGGCCGTGGGTGTGGCCCACGGCCCGCTCGAGCCTGCCGAGAAACAGGCGATGATCGAGGAGCTGGACGCGGTGGTGGCGCGCCTCTACGGCCTCACGCCCGACCAGCTCGCCCACATCTTCGACAGCTTCCACGACTGGAAGAACGAGACCGAGCGCGCCGCCTGGGCCGCGCGGCGGGACCGGACTCTCGCCATCCTGCGGGGGCTGCCATGAACCGGCCGGAGTTCATCACCAACCAGGACGGCAACACGCTGCTCGCCGCGCTGGCCGCCGCGATTCCCGATGCGCCCGCCGCCCCGGCCCCGGGCTTCGCCGAAGCGCCGGCCGCGCCGGCGGAGATCGCCATCGCCACCGCCTTCTTGAGCCCCGCCGGCTTCGGCGCCATCGCGGAGCGCCTGGCGCAGACGCGGCGCGTGCGCCTCTTGATCGGCGCGGAGCCGGAGCCCGAGGCGCTGCGCCTCGCGCGCCACCGGCTGCGCAAGCCGGGCGACCCGCCCGCCGCCGCCCTCGAACGGCGCGAGCTGGCGGAGGGGCTCAAGCTCCTCGAAGCCGGGCTGCGCGCGGAGCGCGACCGCCTGCCCTTCACCGCGGAAGCCCGCCACAGCCTGCGCCGTATGGCGGCCATGCTGCGCCGCGGCCAGCTCGAGACACGGCGCTACGAACGCGCCTTCCTGCACGCCAAGGCGATCCTGTTCGACGGGCCGACGCCGGGGCTGATCGCGGGCTCCTCCAACCTCACCCGCGCGGGCCTGACCACCAACCTCGAGCTCAACCTCGGGCGCTGGGACGCGGCCATCCACGCCCAGGCGAAGGCCTGGTTCGACCGGCTGTGGGAGGAGGCGGTGCCCTTCGACCTCGCCGCCCTGCTCGAGGAGCCGGAGCAGGACTTCCCGCCCTGGCTGATCTTCATGCGCATCCTCTGGCAGCTCTACGGCGAGGAGCTGGAGCAGGAACGGCAGGAGGAGGGAGACATCCCGCTCACCGCCTTCCAGTTGCACGGCGTGTGGCGCGCGCGGCGGATCCTGAAGGATTTCGGTGGCGTGATCGTCGCCGACGAGGTGGGCCTCGGCAAGACCTTCATCGGCGGCGCGATCCTGGAGGCCTGCGCGAAGAACCGCCAGCGCGCCCTGCTGGTGTGCCCCGCGGCGCTGCGCGGCACCTGGGACAGGTTCCTCGCGGAACACAATATCGGCCGCTTCGTCGAGATGGTCTCCTACGACGAGCTCGCGCGCGACCGGCAGCTGCGCGACCCGCTGCTCCGCCCGCACGCCGCGGGCCATCACCTGCGCGCCGAGCTCGACGAGTATCAGCTCGTCGTGGTGGACGAGGCGCACAACTACCGCAATCCGGACTCCTCCCACCGCGCGGCGGTGCTGCGGCGGCTGCTGTTCGGCCAGCGCAAGGACCTGGTGCTGCTGACGGCGACACCGGTGAACAACAGCCTGTGGGACTTCTATCACCTGCAGCGATTCTTCCTGCGGCAGGACAGCGCGCTGGCGCAACGCGGCATCCTCAGCATCCGGGAACGCTTCAAGGCGGCGGCGAGGCAGGACCCTGCCAATCTCAGCCCGGATTTCCTCTATCCGATCATCGACGCGCTGACCGTGAAGCGCACCCGGGGCTTCGTGAAGAAGCACTACGCCGGGGAGACCATTCGCGGGCCGGACGGGGTGATGCGGCCGATCGTCTTCCCCAAGGCGGTGCCGATCACCGTGCGCTACGACCTCGAGCGGCTCGCGCCCGGGCTGTTCGACGCCGTGGTGGAGGCGCTGGACCCCGAGCACGGACGCAACCTCGTCGCCTTCGCCCGCTACGCGCCCGATGCCTTCCTGATCGAGCCGGAGGAGGAGGGGGCCGAGGCGAGGGAGACGGCGGCGGGGCTTCTGCGCTCCGGGCTGCTCAAGCGCTTCGAATCCTCGGCGCAGGCCTTCCGGATCAGCCTCGATCGCATGGTGCGGGAGCACGACCTGTTCCTGGACGCCTTGGCGAAGGGCAAGGTGATCAGCACCGCCTTGCTGCGCGAGCTCGCCGAGGATGACGAGGGGTTCGACGATCTGCTCGCTAGCAGCGGCGAGGCGCGGGATGCGGCCGCCTACAACGTGAAGGCCCTCCGCGCGGCCGTCGAACGCGACCGTGGGATTCTGAAGGACCTCGCAGACCGTCTGGCCGCGGCGAGCGACGAACACGATCCGAAGCTCGACGCCGTTGTCGAGGAGCTCGCGAAGATCGCGGCACAGGCCCGGAGAGACGCCAGCACCGAGGCCGAGGAGCAGAGGAACCGCAAGGTGCTCCTGTTCTCCTACTTCGGCGACACGGTGGCTTGGCTGCGGAAGGCGCTGGAGGCGCGCATCGGCGCGGATCCGCGACTCGCGGGGTACCGGGGGCGGATCGTCGCCGTGGTGGGGCGCGGGCTGGAGGGCGAGGAGGCGAACCGCAACGAGGCGGTGTGGGGCTTCGCGCCGGAGTCGAGCGGCCCGCCCGTGGGCCAGCAGGATCTCTACGACCTGCTGATCACGACGGACGTGCTGGCGGAGGGCATGAATCTCCAGCAGTGCCGGCACATCATCAACTACGATCTGCCCTGGAACCCCATGCGCCTCGTGCAGCGGCATGGCCGGATCGACCGGATCGGCAGCCCGCACCCGCGCGTCTTCCTGCGGACGGTCTTCCCGGCGGACCGATTGGATGCGCTGCTGGCGCTCGAGCAGCGCATCCTTCGGAAACTGGCCCAGGCCGCGAAGAGCATTGGCGTCGGGTCCGCTCCGGTGGACGGTGCGGCATCGGGCGATCAAGTTTTCGCGGAGACGAGAGCCGAGATCGAGAAGCTTGCGGCCGAGGACCCGACCCTCTTCGAGCAGGGCGGGACCGCTGCGGCCGCACAGACCGGCGAGGAGTATCGCCAGCGCCTGCGGATGGCGCTGGCCAAGGACCGTCTGGCCATCACGGAGCTTCCTGGGGGTGCCGGAAGCGGCATGCGCAAGGGCACCCGCTCTGGTGTGCTTTTCTGCGCGGAGGTGGCGCTGGCCGATGGTCCCCGCAGCTTCCTTCGTTTCGTACCTGCCGGTCCTGGCTGGGAGCCGCCTCCCGACTCTACCGGCATCGAGCGCGAGGTTGGTCTCTGCCTGCGGCTGATCGACTGCGCCGAGGAAACGCCGCGCCACATGCCAGAACGGATTGCGGAGCGGGTATTTGCCTTCTGGGAGCGGGCGCTGTCCGACATCCTGGCCGAGTGGGAGGACTTGTCGGACCCGGCGAAGCTGCAGCCGCAGGTGCGTCTTCTGAACAAGCAGGTCGCCGCCTTCATCCGAGCCCATCCGCCGCATGACCTGGATGGCGATCGGGTCGCGAAGGCCCTCGACATCCTCGAGGCGCCATGGCCGCGACGGGAGGAGGCGCTGCTGCGCGAGCAATGGCGCGACCGCTCGGGTTCAACCGCGGCGCGCAGCGCACGTCTTGTCGAGTGGGTTCTTGGGACCGGTCTCGAGCGCTTCGAACCGCCCGCACCGCTGCCGCCGATTGATGGAGACGACGTGCGGCTCGTTTGCTGGATGGCTTTGGAGGCCACTACCGAGACCGGGCTTCAAGAGTGAACCAGGCTGCGCGGGCGGTCAGTCTTGCAGCGTGACCCGAGCACGCCGCGGGCCCGGCCGTCGAGAAACAGGAGGTAATCGGCCAGGCCGGTGGCGGTCGGCGTCTCGCGGACGGCGATGCCGGGGCCGGCGTTGAGGTTCATCGCGGCGCGGTCCTGCACGATCCAGCCGGCGGCGGCGAGCGCGGCGTCGATCGCCTGCCGGGCCCGAGCCTCCGGTGCTGCGTCGCGCTGGGCGCCTTGGGGGTGGTCCATGACGCGACAGTAACACGATGCGCGCGGAAGGGCGGGGTTGGGACAAGGCGAGGCGTTCAGCGGGTCGCGGCGATTGCCCGGGCGGTGGGATTGCCGAACCCGAACAGCCCTGTCCGCCTCAAAGCGATGGGAAATCAGGGACCTGCCCCTTGTAGACTAAAGCGGCCAAGTCCCAAGGTCCGGAGAGAAAAGCGCGGAGAGAGAGAACCAAAAGCCGCTCGTTGCGCCTACGAATTATCAACCCCACCGCGCAAACCCCGGCCAAACCTGCGCCCCAGCGCGGCGGCGACCCTGGCGGAGAGAATTGAAGGAAGCGGCGACTGGAGCAGCGGTGGGAACCGGGGAACGAAATTCGCTGGTCATCTGCAAGCGGCGTCTTCTTTTCGCTCGCGGTGGCCACCGCTGCACATCGCTCGGTGTTCTTCCCCGTGCGCTACTGGTCGGCAGAACCGTCCTGATGCGGCGCGTCAGTCCGCAGGTGGGCCCCATCTCGCTCGGCGGATGGCAGCGCGGGCCCAGCGGTCTCCCGCGCGCCACCCCTGGCGATGATCAGCCTTGTTTCACCTCGATCCGCTTGACCTTGGCCTGGGCCTCCGGCGTTTGCGGCAGCCGGATCGTCAGCACCCCGTTCTTGAAGGTCGCCTCCGCCTTGCTGCCATCGACGCCGGGCGGCAGCGGGATGGCGCGGTAGATGGCCCCGTAGCTGCGTTCGGAGAGGTAGTAGCCCTTCTTCTCCTCCTGCCGCTCGATGCGCTTCTCTCCCTTTACCGTCAGGACATCGTCGCCGACCGTCACGTCGATATCCTTCATCTCCATGCCCGGAAGCTCGATGGAGATCTCGACGGCGTTGTCGGTCTGCACCACGTCCGATTTCGCCTCGCTCTGGCCCCAGGGCCATTCAAACCCCGCCAGCGGCTTGCCGAAGCGGTTCATGAAGTTCTCGAAGACCTGGTTCATCTCCCGCTGCAGCGCCGCGATCGGGCTCTGCTCGGAGGTCTTCTGCTCGGGCTGGTCACCCTTTCGGGCCCATGGGATCAGATCCTTGATCTGCAT